CGGGCAGCGCGCTGCACTTCACGGGTGTTGACATAGTTCTCGGCTTCGGCCCCGATGTATCCGGCGTCGGCGAGGAATGATCCGATACCCATATGCTACTCCTTAGCCGGCGGGCGCAGTGATGGGGGGAACGCCAATCACATCACCCAGCAAGAGGCCAATACCCTTACGCTCTGCGTTACGACGAGCCAGTTGAGCATCGTCCAAGTTCAGACCTTCGGTAGTCGTGGTCGGATATTCGGTTGGGATCGACTGGATGCCAGCCTGACGAGTTTGGATGCGACCGGTGACACCCTGACCGAAGCCCTGCTGAAACGCAGTGCCCACGTTGCGGGAAGTACCCAGACGGAAACGCCGCAGTTCGGCTTCTCGGCGGGCACCGGTGAGACCACGGGTACCTTCGGCTTCTTGAATCGAGCCACGGACGAGTGCGGCCTGACCAGCCTGCCGACCCATATACTCAGGGTTGAGGTAGTCAGCTTCGCCCAGCAGACGCTGCGCTTGGCTGAATCGCTCCTGCGTGAAGGCGGCGTTGGACGCCCGTGCCTTTTCAAGTTCCGCCTGCTGCGCCTTCATCTGAGCAGACATACCAGCGCCGACGACGCCAGCGGCGATAAGCGACGGAGCGACTTTCTTGAGGCCGGCGGGAATAGCAGACGTAAGACCGCTAAGAGTAGCACCAATCCCACCACCACCACCACCAGCAGCGAGAGTTGAGCCGCTGATACTGCCGAGGCCCGTGGTTCCCACAGCGGGTAGACCCGTGGACAGACCTGCACCAAGGCTGCCGGCAGCAGTCCCCGCCCCAGACCCAGCGGCGAGAGTTGTGCCGCTGATACTGCCGAGGCCGGTGGTTCCCACAGTGGACAGACCTGCACCAAGGCCGCCGGCAGCAGTCCCCGCCCCAGACCCAGCGGCGAGAGTTGAGCCGCTGATACTGCCGACGCCGGTGGTTCCCACAGCGGGTAGACCTGCGCTACCTCCGGCGAAAGTTGAGCCGCTGATACTGCTGCCGCCGGTGGTTCCCACAGCGGGTATACCTCCGGCGGCAGCAGCAGCAGCAGCCTTGGCCGCAGTATACCCCCCATAACCGCCTGCTAGTGCGCCTGACTGCCAGTTTGTGCCTAATCCGACCGCGCCTCCCGCTTCACCTAGCGCAGCACCTGCGGCGGCACTGGAGATCGTGGCCCCAAGCGTCGAGGCAGCGACCTTGGCAGCGGCTGCCTTACCGAGGGTAGTGGCAAGAACCTTACCTGCAACAGCGGGGGCAAAATATGCGATAGCGACAATCGCAGCTACCTTTACGATGGTTCCAAAAGTTTTCTTACCCATGGGTATCCCCCAACGTCATACGCACCTTGGCGCAGGATTTATTAAACCCGAACTTATTCATATATAGCATAGCTCGGTCGGACGGAACATAGGTGTCGAGAAAATCTACCTTGTTGGCCCGCAGCCAGTCAATTACCGACGGCCAGAACGACGAAGCAAACGCGCGCAGTTTGCGTCCAGCCATGGCGAGGATTGAGGCAGCCAGCTTTTTATCCATGTGGTGAAACTGGATAACCAGCACGAGAGCAACGAGCGTACCCTCGAACCCGACAAACACAACCGCCTCATCGGCAGCCACGGCATTGAAGATGTACTGCACATCCAGATCGTCGCTGGTCATTGTGTTGCCGTGTATGGACTTTTGTAGCCACGGCACAAGGCGGGGCCACATCTCCAGTGCCCGCTCCTGCGTCAGCATCTCAACCGTCAGATCACTCACATTTTATCCTTGTACTTGTCCACAAGGCTGTCGAAGAACTCACGCCCCTTCATCGCCACGACGTGCTTGGGGATAACGTACTCGCCTTCGTGCGCCATGATCGGCACCGGAGCGTCGGTCTTACCGTTGACCGTGCCGCCCTTGGCCATCGACTGCATCTGTCCGCCAGCGAGGCCAGCCTGCGGCATCTCCGGCATCTGCGACCCGCCTTGGATAATCTGCTGTGCTGCCTTGGCAACGGTAAGCATGACGACCATGACGCCTTCGTTGTATTTCTCTGGCAGATCGCCTTCTTCGGCGATGCCGTTCTGGATAGCAAAATTGCGAACGTAGGGGTACATCTCCGGGTTCGATGCTGCAACCTGTGTAAGCTGCACGATCATGTTCAGTTCTTGCGGCGTCAGTTCGCCGCTCTGAAGCGCCTGCATGATGGCGGCTTTAATCTCCTCCGCCTGCTGCGGATTCTGCTGAAGACCCTGCGTGATGAGCGTCTCACGCTCCATTGAGTCCATGGGTCCGTCGTCTTCCTGTGCGCCGAGTGCCATGCCGCTCATCGGCTGACCGCCGGGGCCGACCATACCGCCCTCTTGAAACGAAGGAAGTGGCGACCCCAAGCTCTGCCCAAGCCCGCCGGGCGAGGAAGGCATAGACTGAGCAGGGGTCGCCGCCGGCGACATGTTTGGGGTCATCGCCGGCATAGCAAGGATACTAGCAAGAGCCGGAGGCAAATCCAAGCTATCAGTTGAGACCTGCATGTTTTGTCCCATTTGATCCATCTGGTTTATCATATCAGCCTCGCAACTGTGAGATCAGGGTTTCCACCGTCGACCGTAGATTGGCTACGTCCTGTGCCAGCGACTGTAGGTCTCGCACTACCGTAACATAATCCGATAAGGTAGGGACACTAGCCCCGCTGACCGTTATCCCCGCTCCTTGCGCCGACACTCGCGTCATCTTCTGAGTAGGAACGGCTCGGATCGTAACTGCTGATTTCAGGACTGCCGTACTGGCACCGTCCTTCTCGCCGCGTAGACCGGCCAGCAGTTCGATGTTCTCCTTCATTGCGGTCAGGGTAAAACTCAGCCACGGTTGGATGTCCGACTGCGGCGGGCTAGGAATGGGGGTGAACCTCGCCATCAGGCTTCCTTCAGACTCAGCGGCGTCTCGCCGAGGTGGATTGCCCGTACACGAATATCACCTTCAACGCCTGCTTCAAAGGTATCTGATAGGTAGCCGGCGGGAAGGCGGAAGACGCCGCTGCTCGACAGCGCGGTGGTGAGGATCAGTTCCTTGTCTACCCACATATAAAACGTAATGTTGCTTAGAGCTGACCATAGCAGGGTCTCAGCCCCCCAGTTTTTGTTTGCCTCATTCCAGAGGATCGTGCCCTCACCATAGTCGGCGATAACGCGAGCCGCACCAATGTTCATCATGCGAGGGGTCTTGATGACCTTAGACTTCCAGTTCTGTATCAGCTTCGGCTGCGCGAGCGAATCCCACTCATAGATATCGCCCTTGGTACCGGCAGCACCGAAGAGGCGACCCTCGATGGTATCGTAGTAGGACGCGGTAAAGTCGAAGTCGATGGTGACAAACTGACCCCCGGCCTGCGGCACAGGTTGGAATATAAATCCACCGGTGGAGTGAGAGGCGATGTAGGCATCGCCATAATAGTCGGCCACGATGGTCGTTGGGTCAAGCTCGGTCCCCCACGTGTCGTTGTCGAAGTTCGTCTGAGTGATGATTGCAGGACCGGACCCCGGTGCGTAGAGTGCCAGACCGTCGTGCGTGGGGTAGACCACGCCGTAGTTCATGGAGACGATACCCTTGCGGTTGAGGCAGGGATAGAGCGCGTCGATGCGTTGAACACTCATACCGGCAGCCGGATCGGCACCGGTAACAAGGAAAGGATAGGCTTCGGTCAGGACGAGGATTCCGCCGTTGATGGGTGCCAGCCCGATGACGTTGTGCTGGAACGTGATGACGAACTCTTCCGGCCACGCATAGGGTTCGTTTGGTGGAGTGAGGTACAGCTTGTTGCCTACGAAGCCAGCGAGGATGTTGTTCTGCACCGCAGTCAGACCCTGAAGGTCAGCGGGAGGCGGGTCAGCATTATCAGAACCAAGGCTATCAAACAGGTTCAACGCATCAAAGTCGTCGATAAAATCGTAGTTGCCGGCGTCACCCCAGTACCGCGCTGCGGTCGTTGGTGGGTTCTCAGACACGTCTATATACAGGGTGCCAGCGGTGACAGCGGTCAGTGCAGTGTTGCTCCCCGCACTGGTGTAGGTGAACGTGTAGTCATCGGGGATGTCGAGGACGATACCACCGGTGATGTTGAACGAGGCGTCCGTGCAGTCAGCAATCTTGAACCGATCGCTGATGCCGAGGTTGTGTGGCTCGACCAGCATGACGGTGGCGACGTTAGTGGTGCGGCGCACACTGGACAAACCAGTGGGAAACCACAGCGTCTTGAGGCGGAAGTACTCCGATCCCTGCACCGTTGACAAGGTGCGATACAGGCGGATGCCACGAATGAAGTTGTCGCCCGCCGGCTTCGCCGTTGGCAGGCTGCTCACCGTAACCGTCACGCCTTCGCGGACATAGACCGTATCGGTCGGTTCCGACGCAATAGACTCCTCGTCCCACGGCGTCATCCATGTGTAGACATACGAGCGCGGTGTGATCGGGCTGCCCAGATCAACCGTGCCTCCGAAGTAACTGGTCGTAGTCAGCGGAGGGCCGGGACTGAAATACTGGATCGTAGTGGTGTTGGTGATGGTGGCCGTGACACCGGTGGCGTTGAACGAAAACAGGCTTAGGCGAACCGTACCGTTTGTCGTTGGAACAGTAGGTACCGTAATCGTGAACGTGTTAGACCCGGTGACAGTGGCCACGTAGGTTCCGGAAATGGCATCTCCGGTGGCGAACTCCACCGTGATCTGCGGCGTACCGGTCAGACCATGCGATACGACAGTGCATGTAACCGTGGTGCTGGAGTGGGTGTAGGTTCCTGACAGGTAGCTGAAACCCGTGACCGTGATGATCGCATTGGAGCGCAGCGTGTGCGGAGCCGAAGTCACCAGCGTGGCAATGTTGTTTGTGTCGCGGGCGTAGGAGGCAGTGATTGCAGGCGTGAACGCCGACACAGTGATGATCGGCTTGGTCGTCGGCAGCGGCAGACCCAGTTCGTAGTACCCCGTGGGGTAGGGGCCAGCACCGGCGAACGCCAGCGAGTAGTTGCTTACCTTGGGTGATCCGTCACCGGTGTAGTAAAACCGACGGTCGGTTTCTCCCGTAGCAGTGACAATCGCTACGTTTACGTCGGTGGTCCACGCCAACCAACGGTTCTCGTTCTGATCGCCCTTGAAGGCGTAGAGCGTACGGATTGTGCCGGTGATGCCGGAGTTATCGACGATGACCGGGGTGGGGTATGGATCGAGGTCTCCCGATACCAGCTTGGTGTTGTTCGATATTTGACCGGCAGTCTCCGGCAGCAGTTCCGGAGACACCTTGGGGGAGATGCCGAAGAAGGTGGTAATCTTTACGGCAGACATGGTTTATGGTGCTTTCGGGCAGTCATCCTCGCAGAGGCATACCCACTTAGAGTTGTGATCTTCTACCTCTTTTATGGTAGCCGCGCTATCCCTAGTGGAGTCATAACCAATGGGCTTGGCTATGCGGCAGTAGTCACTGATCACCAGCGGCGCGGTCGAACCGGCTACGCAGGCGCTGATTACGCACAGGATCGGGAGTAGCCACAGCGGCCTCAGCTTTTTCAACACGGGCTTCAACCTCCACTATAGCGTCCAAAGCAGCCTCCTTGCGCCCCTGATTAATAAGCGCCCGCTCTTTCCACCACGTAAGTATGGTGGAGATCACGCTAAATAGGGACGCAAGGAGTCTCACTTTACGCCTTTTTCTCAGACAGGAAGATAGCAGCCAAACCAGCAACGGCCATGACCACAGCGGTAACAGCCTGATACAGGGGTTCAGCGATGCCGACAGCGGCAGCCAGACCGGCGAAGCCGGCGTAGGTGCTTGGCTCACGCAAACGATTCAAGACGAAATCAATCATGTAGTTCTCCTTACGGAAAGTTCGCCGCTGGTAACTCGAAGTGAGGACCGTCGGGGAACCGGTTGTGCAGGACCTCATTCATAATCGGCACATCGAGCGCCGATAGGAGACCCCATGTACCACCCCAACGAATAGGGGTGTCGAGTTCGAGGGATGCAGCGCGAACGGCTTCTGCAATCTTAAGGTACAACGGCCAGTCCCAGCGGACAGAACCCCCGATCCACGCACCCAAGTCCACGGCGTGGCCCGTCAGGTGGCGGGAGTCCATGGTCTTCGATGCACCAGCTTTGACTAGCTTTGCTTGGCGGTCCCGTGTACGCAGACCTTCAAGCACGGTGAAATCCACCTCGCTACGAGAGATCGCACGGTTTACAACAGAAACCAACTGGGGGTGGACCCCAGTCAGTTTATTCATCGACCGCTTACTCAGCTTAAACGCCACAGCTATCTCACTTCTTGCTTTGCAGCAGACACTTACCGGCAGCCTTGCACTTCGCCGGGGACGGGCACTTGGCGCACGTCTTGAACACCGCACCACCCTTTTTGTAGGAGGCCATCATCGGCATCATCTTTTTACCGGGCATTTTTATCCTCCTTGCTGTCCAACTTTTTAAAGAGTGTGATAAGGGTGTCATCGACGTGCTTGAAGCTGTCTTTGATATCCTTCCGCATCTCGCGCATCTCGGTCTTCACTTCGGTGAGGGCATCTCGAAAGTCATCCTTGCGAGTATACACTGCTGGAAGGCTGACTTCAATCTCCCGCAAGTCCTTGCGTAAGTCTCTGACGGCGTCCCAGACTGCCTTGAGAATCCAGCTTGCCGTAGCGCCGAACGCGGCGAAAAGCCAATTAACGATTGTCTGATCCACGGAAGCCCCCCTGAACATTTAGCTTATGGATTTCGTCCATCACATCCAGCAAGCATTGAAACGTGTCACGGGCAGCCTCGGTGAGTACATCTTTTAGACGGAGATGTTTTACGAACGCCTCAGCGGCAGCCGGATCGTAAAATTGTACGTGCCGGTTAGGCAGGGTACGCCCCGCCTTGGCGAACGACCGCTCCATCATCTGGCCGCCACGGCGGTGGGCACCGATCAGAACGTATGCAGCGCCGCAGACGCGCTCAACATTAACCAGCGTGGAGGCAAAGCAATCTGCCGCCAGCGTGTAGCGCGGTTTTAGCGGCAGCATGTCCAGCAGGTCGAGCGTCAGTTGGCCGGAGACCTGCACGTAAGGAGGAATCCACAGATCAATCTCGGAGTGAAGAGTGTCGAGTGCGCCGAGCCAATCACACCAGACCTGTTCAGATACCGTACCAGCCGACATCGACGCCCCGATGGGATGCTGCTCACACGCATGGTGTAGCTCGCGGGTAGATTCCCAGAGAGGCTGTTCGCGGGTCATTAAGAGAAAAGCACCAGATTTGCAGTGGATGGACCAGATATGCCGGTTCCAACACGTGTCCATTTCACTGTCCATCCGGGAGGAACTATTCCTGTAAGAACGTCTGTAAAAGTTTGCGACGCTCCGGATGAGTTTATTCGTTGGTTTAGTTCCATATCAAAAGATTGATTACTGGGGCTAGTGATTATCATGTATGCGGCACCATTACCTCCGGCAGATATCGTCGAATCTACTTGCAGCGTAAAATACGCAGTTCGCCCTGTTGTGTTGGCATACGGTACAAGTATTGATAATCCGGCTACAACATCGATTAAAGTCGCAAAAACAGTTGCTGACGAGTTTGCGCCAGTTGGACCCGTAGGACCAACACCTGTCGGACCAGTAGGACCACTTCCCGAAACACCTGTCGGACCGGTAGGACCGCCACCGGCAGCACCCGTCGGACCTGTCGGACCTCCACCCGAAGGACCTGTTGGACCTGCAACCGTAGAGGCGGGGCCAGTTGGACCTGTCGGACCTCCACCCGAAGGACCTGTCGGACCAGCGACAGTCGAAGCTGCACCCGTCGGACCTGTTGGACCGGTGCCAGTTGGACCTGTCGGACCAGCGACAGTCGAAGCTGTACCCGTGGGACCTGTCGGACCTCCACCTGAAGGACCTGTCGGACCGGGTACGGTTGATGCAGCACCCGTGGGTCCTGTCGGACCACTACCCGAAGGACCTGTCGGACCAACTGCGGTTGATGCCGTACCCGTCGGTCCGGTAGGACCGCCACCCTGCGGACCTGTCGGACCAGTCGGGCCGGATAAACCTGTAGGACCTAAAGCCTGTGGGCCAGTCGGACCCGTCGGACCGGCTGCGGTTGATGCTGCACCTTGCGGACCAGTGGGGCCTGTCGGACCGGCTGCGGTTGATGTCGCACCTGTGGGTCCTGTCGGACCTGTCGCTCCAACTCCCGGACCTGTCGGACCGGATGAACCTGTCGGACCTGTAGGACCTGTAGCCTGTGGGCCAGTCGGACCTGTCGGACCGGCTGCGGTTGATGCTGCACCCGTGGGTCCAGTCGGTCCAGTCGGACCGGTGCCGGAGGGACCAGTGGCACCCGTCGGACCTGTTGCACCTACTCCCGGACCTGTCGGACCGGGTACGGTTGATGCTGCGCCCGTGGGTCCTGTCGGACCGGTGCCGGAGGGACCTGTTGGACCCGCAACAGTCGAAGCTGTACCCGTCGGACCTGTTGGCCCCGAACCTGTAGGACCTGTTGGACCAGCGACAGTCGAAGCTGCACCCGTGGCTCCAGTCGGACCGGTGCCGGAGGGACCTGTTGCACCCGTCGGACCTGTTGCACCTACTCCCGGACCTGTCGGGCCAGCGCCACCGGTGGCACCCGTCGGACCTGTTGCTCCAACTCCCGGACCTGTCGGACCGGGTACAGTCGAAGCTGCACCCGTGGGTCCTGTCGGACCAATGATGCCGGCGTACGGAAGCGAAAGGTAGGGGCTGGTACCGTTGCCGATCTTAACCCGGTTTGTATCCGTCTCAAGCACGAGTTCACGGTCGGCGAGAACCGGATTGAACGAGGTCCACCGAGCAAGAGTATCGCCGCGCAGTGCGAAACCAATCGTGGATGACGGGGTAATCGGCATTGGCGTTATGCCTCCAGCTTGGCCCGGTAGAAGGCAAGGTTGGTTGTCAGTCGTTCGTCGGCAGGTTCAAGCTGACAAGCCAACTCACCCTGCTCCACGGCGTCACTATACTTGTTTATATGAAATGCGGCAATGGCCTTCAGATCATGAGGCTTCGCTCCCCACACTGTGGGGTCCATCGTGTAGACCAAAGCCTTATCCTTGATCTCCAGCGCGCGTGAGGCGGCGTCAAAACAAGTCTGCCAGTCCTGATCGTGGTACGCCAGATCAGCGAGTTCGACCCACGGTTCGCGGGTATTCGGCGCTTCGACGGTAGCTTTGCGGTACCATTCGCGCGCGGTGTTCCGCTGTCCAAGCTGAGTGTATGACTGCCCCAGTAGCCGCATTGCATAGCAGCGTTCGTTCGCCCAAGTGGCACCGGGCAGGTCGAGATAGCGCAGCAGCGCGATGATAGCGTCGACCCACTGCCCATAGAAAGTCAATTCGCGCGCATAGTAGAAACCATTGCGCGGACAGTGCGGGTCTTCTTTCACTGACAGATCAAGCAGATCGAGATACTGCCCCCGGCTCTTGGTCGGGTCCGGCTTGTGGATGGCCAGCAACATGTCTGTATGCGCCCAAACTTCCGTGATGCGGCCATCGGCACGGGGGTATTCGTGGCACGGGTGGTGCCAGTGGTAGCCATGTCGCGCGTGGATTTTCTCGTAGTAGAAAACAATGCCGCAGCCCCAGTCGAACTTGTAGCGCAGCCGAGTGGTGTCGGCCTTCCAGACGCGCTCGATCTCTTCGCGCCACCCCGGCTGAAGTTCCTCATCCAGATCAAGACTGATGCACACGTCGATGTCGCGCGGGATCAGGGCTAGCGCGGTGTCGCGCGCCTTGTCGAATCGCCACGGGGTAATGCAGATGTCGTGAACCACGGCCCCATGTACGCGCGCCAGTTCGACCGTGTTGTCCGTGCTGCCGGTATCGGCAATCATAATCAGGTCGGCGTCCTTAGCCGACGTGCAGAACCGCTCGACGAACTGCTCCTCGTTCTTGCTGATAGCGTAGACTGCGATTTTCATGATGGTGTCGCCCTCTTAGAAACCAAGTATCCTAGCCTGTCCTGCACCAGAATGTCGCTATTAACGATCCCGCTATGGACAGTGGTACTCATCCTAAACCGTTCAATACACCCTGCCAAATGGTATTTAGCACCGGGCATATTCTCAAATAGGAAATCATCTGTATACCAAATACGTATACTATTTGGGATAGCTATGTATTTGTCTTTACGCAGAAACATAGCCACTCCGAACCCGTAGCAACGACTGCCAACTTCGCTCAGATTAAGGTGATCGCAAGCGCCGCCTGCACCGATCAAGCTGGCATCGGCGGGAAAGTTTGCGGCGATATACTCGAACGTGTCAGAGCGCAATACCACGTCGTCGTTGAGTAGGCAGACCAGTGGGTTGTTTGCCGCTACGACCCCTACGTTCCACGACTCCCCGACATACACATTAGAGGGTGGCGTCAACAGAGTGAACTTCCCGTATGTCTTGACGGCGTATGGCCGCTCGCCGTAGTCGCAGGTTCCTTTGTCGGTCTCAGGTCCATACCGCGTCAGATCGAGGAAACGCCGGCTCTCATCGTTGTTGATAACGAGAACCTCAGTTACGATGGGGATAACGGCTAGCGCATCGCACGACGCAGTGATTTCGTCGGCAAGCCACATCGTAGGGATCGCGCAGGTTATCACACCGGCACGGCGGGCCAGACAATAATAAACGGATTAGTCTGATTAGTAATGTCGCGCAGGGCTTGGCGATACGTCGCCCACTGAGCGGCATCTACCGGAGCGTCGGCAACCTGCGTCCAGTCAGAGGCAACTAGCTTGGCGTTGCGTTCGGTGCGGATGACGGCCCACTGCGCCTCAACCTTGGCCGCTGATGCGTCTGCGTCAAGGTCCGTCACGATGTAGTTCTGCGTCCACACACCGTCAATCAGCAGCGCCGGCCCATGCTCGCGGGCCTGCGTGGCCGGGTCAAAGTACGGCGGCGTGATGAGCTTCAGCTTGTGTACGCCAAACTGCGCGACCTGCTCTGGCGTCAGCTTGACCACGCGGCAATAGTTGTCGTCGTCCCAGCGCGTCGGCTCGACATCATGGATGTGCCGGACGAACGTGTCGCCTTGGGCTTGGACGTAATAAAGGTTCATCCCTCGGATTCCTTTGCCTTGCGCTTGGCAGTCGCGCGAACCACCGCCGCTTCATATTCAGCCTGATCGTCAATCTGAGCATTCAGCGCAGCAATGATAGCCGCGACGTTGCTCATCTGCTTGCGAGTTGCGTCCAACCGTTCGGCTACGTTGGCAGCAAATTCGTTGTCCGTGGCGTTGGCCAGCAGATGCTCAAAGTTGATGCGGTCGAAATCATAATGAAAATACTCTACCTCGCGTCCGTACATGGCGTCCGCGATAGTATCGTATTTGTAAGAAGTTGAGAGTTGAGTGTAGATCATGGGTGTTCCTGTTACGGGACAAGTGTGAATGCTAGGCCTTTACCAGATTCGGTTGGCGACGTAGCGGGATTAGAATATTTTGACCCATAGCCCGACGACGACGACCACGCATAAGCATGGATACCGGGTCCGCCATTTGAAGCTACAGCGATAGCATTACCCCGAAGGTTAAAAGCTACCCTGTTAGTGTCGCCGCTATACGACGTAGCGGGCATAGCATACTTAGTTCCAAAACCGGATGACGACCACTGGTAGACATGAGTTTCGGTGGTGTTGCCACGAGCGGCAGCAATAGCATCTCCTGCGGGACTAAATGCTACACCTTTAACCGTGTGACCCGGAAGTGAAGCGGGATCGGCAAACTTTGTACCGAACCCAGCGTCAGACCATGGATACGCAGTTATATAAGGCGACCCAAAATGTCCAATAGCAATCGCATCTCCTGCGGGGCTAAACGCAGTATTTCCAAGGGCAAAGTTGGCAGGTAGTGTTGCTGGGTCAGCATATTTGGTGCCGAAGCCAGTGTTAGACCACGGGTAAACAAGGATATATGGCGAACCGTCATTAGCCATAGAAATTGCATTTCCTGATGGACTAAACGACACCCCGCCCGACATCGCTCCCGATCCGAGCGTTGAAGGGTTAGCAAACTTAGCTCCAAAGCCTGTGCTGCTGCTCCATGAGTAAGCAGTGACATACGGAGAATCATTGGACGCCACGGCAATGGAATCACCTAACGGACTAAACTCTACCCAATACCCTTGACCTTGGGGAAGTGTTGCCGGGTCAGCAAACTTAACACCGAAGCCGGAACCGGACCACGGGTAGGCAAAAATCCGAGGTGACGTATTTGTTGTAATGGCGATAGCGTCACCTGATGGACTAAATCCTATTCCCGGATTTTGGCTGGACGTTGGCAGCGTTGCTGGATCACCAAACTTAACACCAAATCCGCTACTACTCCATGGGTAGGCAAAGACAAAAGGTGTTCCGTTGGTGATTACGGCAACAACTTCGCCTTTGTATGCGAGACCTGTCTGATACAAATAATTCGCCATCCACTTGGTGGCCGTCACTTTGATACACATAAGTGTGTTGTTTGACGGGACAATTATCGGCCCGGTAGTGTTGCTACCAAACACCAGTGTGTCGCTAGTAATGGCAACGGTTACTGGCACACCAGCATCGTCTACCGTAAATAGCACTACCGTGCCGATGGGGAAGGCGACGCTACTGTTGGCCGGGATCGTGTACGTGCGAGTGGCTGTGTCGCTGGCCGGGTGAAAAATCTGCTTGCCTGCATCACCCAACACCAGCGTGTAGTCGGCTGACCGGCTGTTCTGCGTGAAACTAACCGCGCCGCCCGCCGCTGCGGTCGACACCCATGCCGAGCCGTTGCTAGTCAGGACGTTACCCGAAGTGCCGGGAGAGACAGACGTATCCCATGCCGTGCCGGTCGAGATGGCCACGCCCGCCGAAGGATACACCGTGGGACCAGTCGCGCCAGTTGGACCTGTCGGACCTGTCGGACCGGCAACCGTAGAAGCCGAGCCAGTTGCACCCGTAGGGCCTGCAACTGTGCTTGCGTTACCTGTCGCACCTGTCGGACCTGTCGGACCGGCGACTGTGCTTGCTGCACCCGTCGGACCTGTCGGACCTGTCGGACCTGCAACCGTGGAGGCCGAGCCAGTCGCACCCGTAGGGCCTGCAACTGTGCTTGCGTCACCTGTTGCACCTGTCGGACCTGTCGGACCTGTCGGACCTGTCGCACCTGTCGCACCTGTCGCACCTGTCGCACCTGTCGGACCTGTCGCACCTGTCGGACCTGTCGCACCTGTCGGACCTGTCGGACCTGTTGGGCCAGTAGGACCGACAACTGTACTTGCGTCACCTGTCGCACCTGTCGCACCTGTCGGACCCGTGGGACCAGCGACCGTGCTTGCGTTACCTGTCGCACCTGTCGGACCTGTCGGTCCTGTCGGACCCGTGGGACCAGCGACCGTGCTTGCGTCACCTTGCGGACCAGTGGGTCCTGTCGGACCTGTCGGGCCTGTAGGGCCTGCACCCGTGGGGCCTGTCGGACCTGCAACTGTAGAGCCAGCGCCTGTCTGACCGGTCGGTCCTGTCGGTCCTGTCGGTCCTGTCGGACCTGTAGCCTGTGGGCCAGTCGGGCCGGTCGGACCACTCGCCGTGCTTGCGGCACCTTGCGGACCGGTGGGTCCAGTCGGTCCTGAACCAGAAGGTCCAGTCGGACCGACTGCGGTTGATGCTGTGCCAGTGGGGCCAGTCGGTCCAGTCGGACCGACTACGGTTGATGCTGCACCAGTGGAGCCTGTTGGACCCGTGGGGCCAGTACCACCTGTGGGGCCGATGATCTGACCTACGCTAGCCCACGCCGAACCAGTCCAAACGTACAGGTCGCCATCGGCGGTGACAATGTATGCGTCGTTGACGACGTTACCCGCAGCCGGGAGATTGCCGACGGCAGCGACAGTCCCTTTAACATTGATTGACGTACCCTGCGGACCAGTCGGACCGATGATGCCGCCGTAGGGCAGGCTCAGATACGGCGTGGTGCCATTACCAATCTTAAACCGGTTTGTATCCGTCTCCAACACCATCTCGCGGCTGGCAAGAACCGGATTGAACGAGGTCCACCGGGCGAGGGTGTCGCCGCGCAAAGAAAGCTGAAAGATAGATGCACTAATGGTCACGGCTGCGCGCTCCCTAGATCAATTCGGGCACCGCCGCTGTAATTCGTTTCCGCATTACCGGCGTCTATGAGGGTGGACAGCACCGGGGCCAGTGCCACCCATGCCGCGCCCGTGCTGTAGTGCATCAGGTTGTCTTCGCCGGCCACGACCGCACCTTCATATCCGGTGGCGGACAAGGCAATAGGCGTTGCATACCGCACCGACTGCCCGACCGTGCGGTCACGACCTGATGCAAACTTTACGCTGCTCATAGTGTAACAAACTCCTCGCGCTGGTTTAGCACATAGGACAGGCTGGCTACAGCCCCTTGGAAATTTTCGCACTTGAGTCGCAGCCGGTCGCCGCTTGGCAGGTTCTGCTTGCCCAGTTCAATCAGCGCAAAGTCGTTCGGCGGGATGTCCATCAGGGTCAGAATCTGCCACGTGACGTTGCTTGCGTCCAGTATCTGCATCGAGAACTGAATCGTTGCGTTGCTGTTGTTCGCCACGATGAGCGAGGTAAGCAAAGCAACCGCTTGAACAGTGCGCGCCGGGTTCGGCCCATTCGCAGGGATACCGTAGTTCGGCACATCCAAGATCGTCGTATAGGTCGACGGAACCGAAATGCGGTTGACGTTGAACAGATTGAGCGGCGGGCGCGGAGTGGTGATCGTAGGCATACTTTAAGCTCCAAGTGCCTGAATGAGCGGCAGGGTGATATTCTGGACACCGCGCGAGAATGCTTGCCCTTCGACAGTTCCGCGCTCAAAGTCAACGCGAAGGTCGTCACCCAGATACGTGTCACCGAGTTCTGTCGAGAACGTCGCGTAGATACGTCCTCCGTTGACCTTTAGGTTAACAAAGGTGGGATCGCCCGCCATACCCGTGCCGCGCTGTGAGAAGGGCAGCGAGTTAAAGTTGACGCCGGAGCCGACGTAGCTGAACTGCTGGCCGGTTGCCTCGACCACGGACGGGAAAGCGATGATCGGCGGAGTTTGGAGGTTAGTCTTGATCAGGCTGATCAGCGATGCAAGCATGGTTTGTGCAGGGTTGGTCAGAGCGCAACGGGCAAGAATGCGGTCGTATGTAAAATCGTAGCTGGCAAGGAAGATCGGCAGCAGCGTCGAGTCAAACAGATACCCGGCGTTCCAATCGAAGAAGCCCTTAACGAAAAACTGTGAGCCACGGTCCTGACCCGACCGAAGGTCATCCGCGAGTTCGCGCAGCAGTGTACGCAAATCGCTGCGAGTGAATGCCTCATTCGCTGCATTGAAGTTCTGCACTACGACATACGCGTTAGCCAGAAGCGCATAGACTTCTTCGACGATGGTATCGCGTTGCTCCGTGATAGCATCAGCCGCAGCTACATACACACCGCGCGGCTGGCCAACAGGATCGGGGATGCGAACACTGTTCCGGAACCCGGTCGAGACGAGAGCGTAATCGCCAAACGTGGAGTTCGAGTTGGCTACCGTGACCTGACCGCCATCGTGGCACCACAGGCCATATCGAGACCAGTTGGTAAAGACCGACACAAGCTGCACGAATGCGTTGCGGGTCATCAGGTAAGCGTAGCCGTTCGGGTTGATAGCCGTGAAGGAGTCGACGACGACAGAGCGAAGTACGGACGCAGGGTCCAGCACAGAGCCGTCAGCGCGCAAGTTACCAGCGCCCCTTGGCATCAGCGGATTGCCCGTCTCGCGGTCAATCGGCAGCGTCATCTGGTCGTACGTGAAGTCGTGCAGCGTTGAGCAGTCGCTGATGTAGGGCGACCGCGTGATGTTTGCACCCGGCTTGAAGACGAACGCGAACCCCTTAGTGGGCGGATAGTCATGGGTTGTCACCTGCGCTCCGGTGCTGATCTTGCGATACAGAACCCCAGCAACAGTGAAATAGTCTAGTAGAGCAACAGACGCCAGACCGCCAGCGGTCGTAGCGTAGGCCTGTGGTGATTCGTGCTGAAGGCCGGTAAACGTAAAGCCGCGAACCTTGCACCCGCTGGTCAAGCGGAACATGTTGTTTTGTGACAGCCCGTTAGGCAGACGCAGCTTGGTCACGCGCAAGTCGAAGCCATACAGCGCGCAGTTCGGCGGAATATCGGTGTTGGGCTGCACCACGTACTCACCCGGCTGCACGATGACGATGCCCGGTTGATTGAGGGCTGCCAGCTTTGTAAGCGCGGCGTTGATCGTGGCGAGAGGCACTGACAAGCTGGTGCCGGTATTGGCATCGCTACCCGTCATGGTGACATAGAACGTCCGTGCCACGGTGTACGGGTCTGTGACACCTGCGCCCGCAGGAATAGTACCAGCGGGCCACTGGAAGTTGTTCGGGATAACGAGATTATTAGCCGACACAACCACCGACGGCGTCGGAGTGTCGCGCAGCGCGAGGGTGACGAGATCGGTCTCGTGACCTGCGCCAAACGTGCGGAACCACGGGACAGCGTACCGTGCCGACTGCGGGATGTAGACATCGAACGCATTACCGCCGGGAAAGCCGACCGAGTAGGTCGCCGTACGCAGCAGCGAACTCACCAGCAGGGTGTTATCTGAGCGGATGACGGCAGTGCCGATCTTATTGCCGTAGCCGTTGTACCAGTCGACACCGGCAGTGAGGCCGTCGTTCGCCGGATCACCGCTATCCTTAAACCGCTGATAGCCGACACGGAAGGTGTAGGTCTGGTTAGGCTCCAGCGGAACGCTGTCCAGCAAGAACGCCGAACCGAGACCGGTGAAGCGGTAGACGTTACCGTTGAGGCTGGCTGTGACCGAACCGCCTGTCAGTGTGAAGCGGTTGGGGGCATCACCGGGGCGGAAGTCGCGGAACGGCTTGTCATCGCCGATGGCTGCTTCGATGTTGGCGACCGTCACCCGCAGTTCGACAAGGCTGCCGGGGCTGAACGCGATAGCAGTCGTACTTTCCTGCGCGCGAACAACGGTCAGTGTATCGGTCGACCGGGCCGTGACCTTTACGATTTCACGCAAACCGCCGGATGAGACGACGGTAGCGTTAAAAAACTCTCCCGAAGCCAGCGCGGGGAAAGCATCGCCGGTGCCGGCGCTCAGATAAAACTGAGTGCTAGACGCCGTGACTGCGGCATCCAGAAAACCCCGTGCATTGTTCTTGAGCTTAACCGCCATCTGTAAACTCCGTCAGGCGAAGGGTCGCATACTGACATACACAGGACCACGCCCGGCACCGAGATTAGCACGGGCACGTCGTTCAGTCACGTGATATGTATACTGCCTTGCGTGATATGCAGCGAGTTCTCTGTCTTTCCATGCTTGGTTCGGCATGATGAGCAGGTCTTGCAGCGCCCCGTGAAAGATAGCGTCTTCCAGTTCGTCAAAGATTTGCTCCGGCATACTGGTAGCCGTGCGCTTCGGCTTCAGGGCGTAGATCAATCTGAGGGTGTACGCCTTCTCGTCGTCAGGCGACGGCAAGACAATGAACTGGTCAGGTCCAAGTTGCGTAATGATGCGCGGTTCGCTGGTGTTCTTCAGCGCGTCGTCGGTCAGCGTGAACGTCGAGCCGGCGTTGAAGCCACCCTGATTGAATCCCTGTCCGTTGAAGGTGCCGCCTTCCGTCCAAAGCTGATCGTAGGACACACCGTTATACAGATCAGCCCATGCCGGATACCGACACAGAGCTTCTTCCAGCGGCACACGGTCGAGCGGATAGCCGTTGACCGCCGCATCGAAGACGACGTGGACATCAGCATTATCCGGTTTGCGGTAGTAGTACTGATGCACCGCAGGCGTCAGGTTGTAGGTCGGTTGGGCATGACGCCACGCCAATGTGCGCTCACAGGTGCGAATAGCAGCCGTGCGGATGATCGACTCCATCAGCGGCTGCGGGCACCCCGGCACATTAGGGTTGATGCGCGGGATTAGCGAGGCAAACGTCTTATCAGCCATTACACCACCTGCCTCGGATCAAGCCCGCTCGCGTCAGTGTCCGTAATTGTGCGAGTCTGAAGACCGGCAATCAGCGTCTGGTTGAACGAGTCTTGGAACATCTTCGCCCGACCAGAGTTGATATGCTCGTCGTCAATCGACTGCGACAGGAACACCGTGCCGTCGACCAAGGTCGGAAGGTAGGTGTCACTGAGCAGGTCGATCTCTTGGTTGATGGTATAGTCCGTCGGAGCCACGGCATACTCTGCCACCAGCATGACGCCGTCAGCCGGCGCGGGGTACAGGAAATAGCTCGTGGGGTTCCTAACGTGCCGCACGTAATTCACAGGTTGCCCCGACGCAGAAGAGCGCCAGCCGGGGTAAGCCTGATCCAGTGCGTTCTTATCCACCTCAGTAATGACGTTACCGCCCACGACGTTGTAGATTTCAACGAGGCGGGTAGCGGTAGACGGCAGCTTCTGAATCACCGTGTTGGGATTAGTTGCCACCGTCTCGAAGACCGTAAACAAATCTGGCCGGACCATAGCCATTCGCTTGAGTGCTTGGTTCACAAAACCCAGCAGGACCGTATCGGAATAGCGATACGGCGCACGGGTGTCCTGCACCAAGGGGCGAACTTGCACTATGATCTCGGCAGGTGTCACTTAGGCCAGTCCCGTCCTACTTCCTCAGACAAATCAGGATTGGTATATACCTGTTCTGCCGGCATGTCAGTAGCCAGATCGAGACCAGTTTTCTTGGCGCGGGTTTTCTTAATGCGCTCGGCGACTTCCTCGGTGATCTCGCGTTCCGGGTACGCCTCCTGCTCAGTGATCACCTCGCACAACGAGTTTCGAGCCAGCATCTCGTTGTAGTCGTAGATAAAGCCGTCGGCTTTCACCCGAATGTACATCTTTGCAGTCATTTCTTCGGTTTCCTTTTGCTAGTCAGCAGCATATCACTTCCGCTTGCCGGACGGTGATACCGGCCACGATTTGCGATCCGAACTGGTTTTCTTACCGGCCATCGCGCGTTTCTCACCGGCGGTCATCTTAGCTGCGGCTGCGGCAGGGCGGCAAGCAGGATATGCTCTTGACGACTTCTCGGAGCCAGACCGACCGCAATCCTTGCCGGTCTTCACGTCGACCCACTTCTCGCCGAACCACTTGCCGAGGCCGCCCTTGCTCACTTCTTCACCCGATTATCAGGGCCGCTCCACCCACCGCCGCGCTTCTTGTACTCCTTAGCAGCCCACGCATTGGCATAGGCACTGGGGTACACATCAAACTTTGACTTAGCCTCGGACTTGACCTTGGACCACAGCGCGGGATTCGTTGGTTTCGGGCTACTCATATCAGCAGTTCCATGCCTTGAGAGATTTGTTGATGCGCGAGTTCGGGTCACGTGCCGTCTTTTCGCTGGTCAGCTTCTTCTTCATACCCTCCATGCGGGCGCAGAAGCTATCCTTGCGCGGGCCGCCCTGCGGCTGCGGCGGCTTCAGTCCGGGCTTGCCGGGGTTAGCCTTGTTGTAGGACGCGCGCCCCTTGGCGTTCAGACCACCCTTCGGGTCCTTACCTTCAGCGCGGGTCCATGCGGGTGTCTTAGCCATTACGCGACTGCCCCCTTCAAGACGACAAACTGCAACACCGGACTATCGGTACTCGAAGCCGGGATGGTTGCGTTGTCGATATTCCCCACGGATATAACGCAGGAACCCGCCCCGACAGCCACGGCGTTAACTTGGTAGTACTTTCGAGTAGCCTCAGCGACCCCGGATTTGATGCACAGTGCGACGACATCATTTGCGGCGATGGTGCTGTTGGTAAGTGTGAACTCGTCCGCATCATGTCCGCCGAGTGAGCCGGCAAAGAGTGTGATCTGACCTGTGATCTTGTTGAGGGTGACGCCTGTCGTGCGGCTTGTAGCCTGCGTGACGGAGCCACCGGTACCGGTGGGGTACCCGATTGAAGTCGTAGCCTCGACAGTCGTACCTTTCACCGAGGCCGGCGTTGTTGCGCCCACAGTGGTGCCGTCAATAGACCCAGCATCAATGTCGACCTTGGTGAGGTTCACCTCACCCGTCCCCTTGGGGGTGATGTTGATGTCGATGTTGGCGTCGGTGCCGTCGGCGGCCAGTGTGTTGCCGGTTAGCGTTACTCCAGTGACAAGGTTACTCGTCGTAATTGAAGTAGCGTTGACGAGAGTCAAACTGCCAAACGTGGCGTTGGTAATGTTTACGTCGTCGATAGTTCCGCCGGTGATTGCAACGGAGAACGCTGGCTGCGTAGCCATGGTGCCAAGGTCGAGCGCGGCCCGCGCTGTAGCCTTATTTAGAAACGTGATCGCGGAGAACGTGGCGGATATAGATACCGTCCCGATCTTCAGCGCCGTGGCCACCCCAGTGCCACTGTATACCGTCTTCTCAGTCGCCGTCGGACCGCCGTCTACGTGCAGGAGTTGCCCGAACGTAACATTGATCTTGGTTCCAGTCAGATTCGTCGGCATACTTTTACCCTACCACAAGAAAGTAGGGGGCCGAAGCCCCCTACCCCACTCAGTTGCAGTCGACCACGATGGCCCACACGCGCATCACCGCCGCGTCGGCAGCGTTGACAGTGGTCACGTCGATGGTGTCGGCAGCACTGTAGTACTTACCGAAACCGAACGCCGGAGACAGCGTGTTCGGAGCGCCTTCAACCAGCGTCACCGTCGACGACGAGTAGCCGGCTGCGGTATTGGCGTTTACGCCGTCGAGGAAGCCGTCCGCGTCAGCGCCGTCGCCTACGTCGATGGTCAGCGTACCACCTTCCGCAGTGGTCACGTCGATACCAACATTCAGAACCTGCGACTTCGCCGGAATACGCAGGACTTCCAGCACGTCACCAGCGGTCAGCGCAGTAGCGCCGGCAGCAGCACGGGCAACAGTGATAGCGGCGAAGTCGAGGGTAACTTCGAGTACAGTGACCTTGTGTAGACCGTTGTCAACATAAGCAGCAGCAGTGCCCTTATTGAAGCCAATGGAGTCAGTATAAGTAGCCATGTTCAGAACCTTCCAGAGAGGGGGTTATGAGGGGGCCGAAGCCCCCTCACGGTCAGGACAGAGTGACGATGCCCTGAGCCAGAGCTTCCGGCTTCACGACCTGATAGCCGTACACCTGAAGACCACGGATGATGTCGCCGAACGTGGTGGTCGACCGCAGGGTCTCCATGTTCGTCATCTGTGAGGCGAAGGTGAAGCCCATCTTGTGACCAGCAATGATGCTGTACTTGCCACCAGACTGAACCTGAAGGTTGTGGCTCATGTAGATGGTGAAGCGGTCGATCATACCCAGACGACCGTTACGCAGGATCGACTGCGTGTCACCGGTCAGCGAGGCGTCCTTCAGGTCCGACTTCTTGATCAGACCAGCCAGCTTGGCCGGGATGACGAGGAAGCGGTCCGACTCCGGGCAGTTCGCTTCGTCCAGAACCGTACCCATGTCCACGATGAACTCGGTGACATTGGTCTTGGTTATAGCGACCGGCGTACCGGTGATGCCGAGGTTGATGTTCCCGGAGATGCGACCGGCACTGGCACCCTTGTTCAGAGCCGAGATACCCGGCAGGATGTCGGTCAAGACGCGCTGGTCGATCTTGATCTTCATCTTTTCCGAGGCGTCCTTCGACCACAGGTCCATCATGTTGATGTCGGCCTGCACCTTATCCACGTCGTCTTCGACGCAAGCGAAGTACTCGCCCTTGTCGATCAGAAGCTGGAGCTTCGGCTTGTCGGGGTTTTCCACGGTCAGGGTCTGACCCTTGACGTACTCGCGCAGAGTGATTTCCGGCGAGGTGCGAATGTTGACGGTGTCGCCGTACTGGCGGATTTCACCCTCGTAGTCGGTGTTCGAGATCGCCGCCAGCACAGTGGCGTCGTAGAAGTTCTCGATCAGCTTGCCCGACCAGATTTCAGGGATGAAGTTGCCCGAATAGTTCGGACGACCCGGTGCGTTGGGATAAGACATTTCCTAGTTCCTTGATCATGCGTTCACGGAGAAATGCGACCTTCCCGCTGCGCGGAGAAGATGTCGCGTTCGGTACGCGCCCGCTCCTGATCACGACCCTTGAACTTCCCGGTACGTACATCATCGTAAAACTTCTTGATATCCGTAGGCGAGTAGTTTTTCTGCTGGCTGCCTTGAGGCGCTGCGCTTCCGCGCGTACGACCCGGAGCAACCTGCCGTTCAAGTTCATTCGTGACAGGTGACGGTTGCGTGGTCTGAGCAACAGAGGCTTGTCCAGAGGACTCAAGCCAAGTCCGGAAGAACGCACTGACGCGATAGGCATCGAGGCCCTGCTGCGCCTGTTCGAGATACGCTTGTCGGGTGTTGCCGGTCAGCGCGTCGGTATCCAGAAGCCAGTTCTGGAACGAATCGTTGCCGTTGATCTCCTGCCAGTTCGGCACGTACGTGCTAAGGTCAGACCAAAACTGCTGCTCCGCCGACACCTGCTGACGCTGGCTGACCGCAGTAACCTGCGGAACGACCGTTGCCTGCATTTGCTGAAGGGCACTCTCAAGCTGACCCAGACGATCCATGACGGGATACAGCACTTCACTGCTGACCCGACGCATCACGTCGATAGACTCACCGTACTCCTCAACATCCTTATCCGTAACGGCGCGGGTCGGAGCCTGCGTTGCGGCGGGTGCCTGAGTAGTCTGTGCGGCCTGCGGGGCCTGTCTTGAAAGCGTAGCAAGCAGTTCTTCCAACTGATTGACACGCTGCTCCATAGCCGTTTTCTGGCGTACGGTAGCGTTGTACGTACCTTGAAGAGACCGCCACCTCTGAGCGTATGTGTCAGAGTTGTCGTCATCCGGGTTTGACGCACCGGCGTTTTGCTCGTTTGCCGATGGTTGAGTAGCACTTTCACCGCTAGGTGAGTAGGTCTGTGCGTTATCCACGTAGTCGTTGGCAGGGGTCTGCGTATCGGTCGGGGCATTCCCCGCCGGCGCTTCGCCTGCATCGGACTGTTCGTAGTGCGCTTGGACCTCTGCGGCCTGTTTGCGGATTTGCTCTGGAAGTGCCATGGTTATTGCTCCGATCTGTGAGCGTGATAAGTCGGCTAGGTTCTAGCCGCTAGGTTGGGGGCATCATTGAGGAACCCGACAAGTTCCCCTAACACTTGGCACCTGCCCTGATACATGCCAGTGTGTTCGAGCGCGTGAGGCAGTCGTTCGAGTTCGGCCTTACGCCATGCTTCCAGCCAAGCCATAAAATCTTGATACTGGAGCCGGACCTGAGCCGCCTCAGTTACAACACGTGGTTCGGGCCGCTTCATGCTGCCCCACTCACGCGACTACTGACCGTGTTACCCGCTTCCCCACCCTTGGGCTGCCCTGACGCATCCAACGCTTGAGGTGCAGGCTGTTGGGCCTGCTGTGCGGATTGCGCCGCTGCCTGCTGCGTTTGGAGGACCAGAGACTTCTCCCGTGATGGGACAACATCGTCCACGGACATTTGCAACCCTTTAGCCACTTCACGAAGAATCGCGGCGCGGCCATCCTTACCAATAATTTCGATGTCGAAAGGATTGGCGGTTGCGTTGAGGAACTCGATGCGTCGTACGTTGACGGTCTCCTTGACCGCCAAGTTGACTGTACCCTTGGCTACGATGGCCACGTCACCCTTAATGGATTCATCCGGGTCGTAGCGCATGTTGTAGACGAACTGCCGATACACAATCGGCTCAATGACATCTTTGTCGATGTGCATGACAACCTGACGGATGCCCTTACCAGCGGCACCCATCAGCATCGACAGGCCGGACGAGGTACGTCCCGCCCCCTGCACATTGGTGTCGCCGTAGATGTAAGCCGGGATGCCAGAGTGATCATCAGCCAGACGGCTAAACTTTTCGTAGACCCCGACCAGTTCGGTTGCGCGGCTGTCCGGCTGGTTGAATCGTACTGCCGGAGCCGAGGACCCTGCCGGATCGTTGATAGTTTGCCAGATTTTCCATGGACTAAGCTGAGTGATGTCCTCGTTGGGCGGAATGCGGTCGAGGTTGATCTCAACCTGCGGACCCGATGCCAGACCCATGTTGTTCACCAGCGCGCGGGCCGCAGCATTGCAGACGCCTTGCAGGTCCTCGATAATCTCAGGGATACCCTTACCCCAGAATGCACCGGGGCACTTGATGAAGCTGGTCTTGGCGTACGGTTTCTCGCCCAGCGGGTCGTAGTTCAGCACCGCCTTGACGACAAAGTTTCCGACGGCCCAGACGTTGGCGTCGTACTCGCGGGCCGTGTCAGGGACATCCTCGTCGGACATACCCCACTCACGCAGCATCTTGCCGCTGACCTTACCCCAGAACTCCAGTGCGTCGTATTCTGTAGTCGGACGCATGTACGAGTAGAACTTGCGTTCCTCTTCGTCCTTCTGAAGTTCCACGTCTTCGGAGACCCACGACTGTCCGTTGCCGATCTCCAGCACCTTACGGATGGCGTCGTCGTCGTAGCCCGGAACGCCGATAAGATCAGACAACTCCATGCGTGACAGACGATGATGCTCAAAGATGTAGCCATCGTTAATGTTGGTGATCCCCGGCTCCGGGTAGATGCGGAACGGATCAACACGTTCGTACTCTGGCGCAAGCCGCTCAATAGGCTTCACCGTGGTGCGACCATCGGAGGTCTTCTCCCAGCCCAGTGCGCGCTGGCGGCGAACAACCGGCCCCTTGACGAAAGCCGCAGGGAACGTGACGATGTCGGTAATGAAGTCGTTGAAGGCCGTAAGCCAGCCGCCTTGAGCAAACTGATCTTGTACCCGAATCTTCATCTTATCAGCACGGCTCTGCGCCTGCCGGAGTAGAGCGAACCGGTACTCTTGATTGACTATCTCGCGCAGCCCCTCCATCTGCGTGGGGTCAGGTGCCTGTCCGGTAGACTCGACGATGCCAAGTACCTTCTGTGCGAATGACGCCTGTATCTCCTGCGCGTGACCCGGTGACAAATCAGGGATAGGTGTCGCTTCCAAGTCCCACGGAGGACCGCCAGTTTCGAGGAGGATGTCGCGCAGCCAGCTTTCAGCCGCACGGCACTTCACCTCGGTGATCATCATGTAGATTTCAGACCCGCCCTGCGACTTGATCTGTACCAACTTGTCAGGTTCATATTCGCCGTTGCGCTGCCGCATAGCGCGCAGCATGATCCGCTCGATAGGCTTCTTGGCCATGCGCGCTGCGTCCCAGCAGGCGCGGAGGTGTGCAGTCAGACCGAGAATTAGTGGTTGGTTCTGACGAGCCTGTAGCGCACGGTCAATTTCCTCCCGTTCTCGCCGAACGAGTTCGTCGTTCCCGACGACGCGGAGAAAAGTCAGACCTGCCATATGGACCGTAAGTTTAACATGATGTCCGGCTCATCACAACAGTATATCTCTGAACAAAAAAACCCCCCGGTGGGGAGGGCCACCGGGGGGAGTCAACGAAGGGAGGACCAACAATGGTCTAGATGTGGTAGCATGGGACGTTGTGGGACACAAGAGGTTATTTCTTGAATGACCCGTATCCGGTGCCCGATGAAGACTTCGGTGCGTTTGAGTACCCCGTGCGCGGTACAGCCCGTGAAGCTGCCGCTGACAGGCTGTCAGTAGTGGCCTTGGCCAGCGCCTTGGTGTCTACCGAAAAACCGGTCGGCTTCGATGCGGCGGCTTTGGGTGCAGCAGCCTTCGGTGCATCGCGGCTAGACGAGATGGTCGGCGCAGTTATCTCCGTGCCGAGCGCCCTCGCCACCCGGCTGATGGGGTTGCTCAGTTTGCGCGCCGCAGTCTCTTCATAGCCGCGCTCGTTGTCGCTCATGAACTTACGGTTCTGTGCGTTTGACATCTGCGAGTTGTCAGTTTTGGTGTTGCGCGCGATGTCCTTCGTGGACGTGCTGGCGCTGTACGGACTGGCGGCAGGCTTGGCCGGCTTGGCGCTGCTGGTCTCGCCCTTCATCTTGGTGCCGTAGGTGCCGGTACCCCACTTGAAAGTCTTTTCGCCTTTCTCGCGCGCCCTTGCAAAGGCTTTGCTGAACGATTCGCCGCCGCCAGACGAGGAACCCTTGCTGGGCGACTTTTCCCGCCTATCACCCATCTCTTTAGCCCGCGTGGCGCTTAGATTGGCCACTTCAGCGGCACGATCTTGCAGCCGAGTCGTGTCAAACGACGGGGCCGAAGGCTTGGATGCTTCCTCCAGACCCTTCATGTCAATATTGATCGGCTTAACCTTGGCCATCAGTGCCTCCAGATATGCGAACGCGCGACCGTAACATGTCAAGTTGATCTAGACAACGGTTTTCCGTACCGAAATGCATAGTACCACAGGAGGTCCGTCACAGACCGGCTTTCCGGCGCTTGAACGTCAGGAAGTCCGCGCCTTCCTCTACGTTCTCAAATACGCTAACTTCGGGTGCATATTCGTTATGCGGGGTAATGACCGTGACCACCGATTGTCCGGCGCGCTGCTCGGTAAACTGCCCCTTGAGCGCATAGTCGTCGCTCTCTTTGTAGCCCTTGGCGCGTACCAGCGTGTACCGCCGCCCGCCGGCAAACTCACCTTGACCGGTGCCAAACGTATGTCTGTGAAACGCGGCATAGATGTCGGCGTGTTCGTCGACCATTGCCGCTCGCTTTAGCCCATGCAACTCGTTGTACATCGAGTGGCCCTTGAAATCATGCCTTGCCCAGACCTTAGCAATACCTCCACATGGTGAGATAAGTCGTAGCTTGGCGTCCCAGTCGCGCATCAGGATGCGTTCGGTGTTCATGCCGTCAAAGATTCTTTTGCCGTAGTTCCACGTGTCGTGGTTGCCCAGAATCCACAGCAGCCAATTGACGCCTAGATGCTTCATCGCCCACTCTACCAGTTCCCAGCCCTCCGAAGCGGTGGCTGACTGATCAGCGTAGAGACGTTCCAGCTTGCCGACCCAGTTGTTAATCGAGTCTCCGCCGTTCGCGCCATACAACCCCTCGGTTTCGGCGCAGATCGTGGCATCACGCTCGAAGCCATGCAGATCACAGTACGGGTCGTCAAGGTGGGGATCGCCAAACCAGCAGACGCCGTATGGCCCTTTTATCGGTATCCGCACGGCCTGCCACGCATGTGCCCTCGCATGTGCTATTCGCAGCGCATTGCGTTTTTTCATCACCTCAAGCCGCTCATCGAACGGCAGATCGGACGGTGGTAGTGGGTCAGCCCTTGGCCTGTCGAACGATAGAACAGCGGCTGACCGTTCTAAATGGCGACGGCAGGCGTTCTGCACAGCCGCCTTACTAACTCCCAATTGACGCGCCGCGCCGTTTTGAGTACCAAGATCAGCGGCCAGTTTAGCTATTCTGGCATCGGCTTCGGGATCAATGTCGTATTGATTAACCGCCATAGTCCACCTCGCCGGTAGTATATCACGTCCAACCGGCTGAAACAACTGGCTTAACCTCGCGCCGCTGGCTAATTGCCGCACCCGCGAATCCGCTATTCAAATGGAGGCAGAGGTACTGGAGCGCCTCGGCCACGTGGCTGTGCTTATTTTTATCTATGGTGTCGGGCTGTTTCAGCTTATACCGGTACCCACCCATCATGGCCGCCTTGAGCGCCGTGCATCCGGGGTCAAGCAGGAACGCCGGGTCCCCATCCACCTGCCGCATGAGGTAGTCGTCGACCGCGTTGATGCGCGCCGAGATGCTGTTAGTCCTCGCCGAGATCACTTTAAATCCCTCAGCCTTAATGATGTCTACCGCGCTGCGCTCGTCAGTCTGCGCCCGCTGCACCCCCGCCGGGTCGCACACGATCATTACTGGTGCGCCGGGAAAGCGTTCGTACAGCATCGGTTTAAGTACGGTCCGCAAGAACCGCTGGATGCCCATGTCGAAGCTAACCGCCTCGCCAATGATGAGTGCCCGCCCACGCGGGTCCTGCTGCCCGATGACCGCTGCCGGTGTGAGACCCAAGTCAAGGCCGATGACCACGGGGCGCAGCCCGTTGAGGAACGGACGCAGGGGGTTCGCTGCTATGTGGTAGTCCGTCCGGAAGTACTTGTAGACCGGCGTCCCTGCGCTGGTCAGGCCATACTCACCGTCGATGAAAACACGCACATACTCGTCAGAGCGTCCCTGCGTGTCGTAGTATTCTTCGGGCAGGTTCTCCACGTTCTCAGCGCGCGGGCTGCGCCCCGACGGTTGTTTGAATACATCCCAGCCGTTGTCGTTGAAGCTGACCCCGTCCTCCGGTTTGATCTGCTCCATCTGGTAGTACCACCAGCTATCCATGGACGGCGGGTTGGTATCAGCCCACATCCCATGCCACGTCGGTCCCCCGTCTTTTGATGATGGGAATCGACCGATACGTTTGGACATGGCGTCGACGATGTCAGGGTGAATGTCGCGGCACTCGTTGAACCACGCAAAGCTAAGTTCCAGCGAGTTCAGGTTGGCTACGTCATCGGCGTCGTCCAGCGCGCGGAACATGATCTCGCACTCGATGTCGCCGACTTTGAAGTGGTACGTCTTCTTAGTACGCAGGTACGTGCCGCACTCACCCGGCGGGAACCAGTCGAGGAACGTCTTGATCGTGGTGTCTTCCAACTGGCGGGCGGTCTCGCGGACCACCGCGCAGCGTGTGCGCCTGATTCCCTTGTCGTTGGGCTTCTGCTGCGATGCCCGCCGGATAACCTCAAAGCAGCACATCACGGACTTGCCGGACCCGACCGGACCCATGATCACGCGCATCTTGGCGTTGCTGGACATGAACTTCTTCCCCGTCGGCGGCGGGGTGTAGATGATGTCAACTGCCATTGGCCAGAACCTTGAGTATGTAGACCGTTTGCTTCGGCTTGCGCCGCAGGCGGATGGTGTATGACTTACCCTGCTTGGCGAGGATAGGTATCAGTTGTTCGATGGGCCGCAGGTTCGTACTCTCAAAAGTCATCGGACTCGTCCATGAGCCTGTAGAGTTCGGCGTCGTCATCGTTCGGGATTGGTGTAGCGTCGATGATGCGCGCGTCTGAAGGCGACGATCCCAAGTTGATAGTGATGCGGACGCCTCCGCCCGCTCCTCCTGCGGTGTCATCGGTGTTCCTCGGTTCCAGACCAGCCCACTTGACGGTGGACTTGATGAGGTCGGCCTTCACGGCAGGCGACACGCCGGGGTCGTGGATTAGCATGTAGCTGGTGGTGAGGAGTTCCTCGGCCTGCGCGCGGGCCTTTAGTTTGAAGGTGACGCCCTTCTCGCGGACTTCGTCTCGATATATCTGTACGCGCTTGAGGAACACCGGATCGCGGTTGAACGCCAGCAACTGATCGGCGTCTATGCCATGCCGGTCTTTGACTTCGTCGAGGCTCTCGCCGCTGCCTTCGAGGCAGAGGGCGATGTCGAACGCCAGCCGGTCTGTCCACTTGGTGAGGTGTAAGGGGTGCCTGTCCATCTATGTAAGATAGCACCTGATCATTGGGTCGGGAAGAGGGGACATAACTATACACGTTGGTTTTGAGGGGGCTTGGATTTTTTGGGGTCGGTAAGGGGTGGGGGGTACTTACGTAACTATACACGTGGGTTTTTGGGGTGTTGTAGTGCGAGGTATACTATCATACCGGGGGGCCGTGATCCCCTCAGTCCATGTGCCCCCCTCCCCCTGCCTTCGCCGCCGGATTTGCTAGCGATTGCAGCGGCTTGCCCGCCTAGGGAAACGGGCAGAACTTGCCTTTCATGGCCAGTTATGGTCTAAGGAAAGGGTCAGCGGCGCACTTCCGCACCGCTGGCAGGGAGACGGGTTCCTAAGCCCCGAACCCGCTCTTTGACATCGCTAGGGGCTTTATAACGTGGAGCATTACCATGGCTATGAAGCGCAATGAAGTGAAGGCCGAGTTCACCAAGATGCCCTTGGAGAACATGTCAGCACCGGTTCGCCAGAAGGCGGATGCGTGGCTGAAAGCTGACGCCGCTGCCAAGGACGCCAAAAAGGCGTTTCAGGACACGGCTTCGGCAGCGGCCCGCAAGGCCAAGGTGATTGGTGCAAACCAGTACCTTGCCTTCGGGATGGGTTTTGGCGGCGTCCCCGCCTACACCATCAAGGATGTGGAAGCCCCCAAGGCTGCCACCGCCTCCACCGCCGGCCCGAAGTTCTAAGTCAAAGACGGACGGGAGGGAGCGCAAGCTCCCTCCCAAATCCCTCAACACAACGAAGGAACTACAATGACTGTTGCTGA